GTTAGCAATTTTAGCCGGTGCAGTAGTAGCACCTTTAATCCGCTATCTTGATCCTAAAAATGATCAATTTGGTGTTAATAGTTAATGAGCGTAAATGATGCGGCGGCCTTAGCAGTATCTACGGTCACCATTTTGGGCGCACTGGTAGCAACTGTTAGGTGGCTAGTAAAGCATTATTTAAGTGAGTTAAAGCCTGACAATAATGGCCGCCATAATTTAGAAGGCAGGGTTGCGCGTATAGAGGAAAAGATAGACACGCTTTACCAAATACTCATATCTAAGAAATAAGTCAGCCCAATCCCCTACCCTATGGCCATGAAGATGTGTGTGGTTGTACCTAGTAGGGGTAGGCCTGAAAATGCAGATCGCCTGGCCAAAGCCTTTATTGATACCAATGCTGATGCTGATCTTTATATTGTTGTAGATAATGATGATCCCAAATGGAATGAGTATGCAAAAAATGAATCTTATACAATGTTGCCGGCAGATAATAAAACAGGTGGTTGTGCCGCTTCTCTTAATACCGGTGCGGTTTTGCTTTTGGATATTACTAAGTTTCCTTTATATGATTATTTTGTTTTCATGGGTGATGATCACCTTCCTAGAACCCAGGGCTGGGATAAAGCCTTTATTCAAGCGTTAAAAAATAATGCTGGCATTGCCTATGGTGATGATCTATTGCAAGGCGAAAATCTACCAACAGCCTACGCAACCACGCGTGAAGTAGTTAATGAACTTAGGGGTATGACATTTCCCGGATGCATACATTTATATTTTGATAATTTTGTTAAACAGTTAGGCATTGATCTAGGCGCATTAATATATTTACCTGATGTAATTATTGAGCATCTACACCCAGTAGCAGGTAAGGCTGAAATGGATGAAGGTTATGCCAGGGTAAATCAACCTAAATGGTATGAAGAAGATTTATTGACATTACAGAAATATATCAGATCGCAAGAGTATGCAGATTTGGTAAACAAACTCAAATGAATATATTGATTACCGGATCACATGGCTTTGTTGGGCGTGCTTTTAGGCGTGCGTTGCCTCATGCTAATTTGACTTTAGTAGATTTAAAACAGGGTGTTGATTGCCGTAAATTTTTCCAATTAGAAAAAAAGCAATATGATCTTGTAATTCATTTGGCCGCAGTAGTGGGTGGCCGGATGCTTATAGAAAATGAACCGTTAGCCTTAGCGGTTGATCTAGCCATTGATGCTGAGTTTGCATCCTGGGCAATGAGAACTAAACAACCCTATCTTGTTTACTTCTCATCATCAGCCGCTTATCCCATTGAACTACAAACGCTAAGTAAAAAACGCCGGCTAAAAGAAAAGGACATCAATTTTAATAAAATTGGTAAGCCTGATATGACTTATGGTTGGTCAAAACTAACCGGCGAAATGTTAATGAACTACTTGCGTGAAGAAGATAGAAAGGTGCTAACCCTTAGACCATTTAGCGGATACGGCACAGATCAAGATTTAGACTATCCATTTCCATCTATTATTGAACGCGCCATTATGAACGCTAACCCATTTAATATTTGGGGCAAGGCAACTACTACTAGAGATTTCATACACATTGATGACATTGTTGATGCGGTCATAACTATGGTTAGAAATGATTGCAATCAAACTGTAAATCTATGCACCGGCAGACCTACAACCTTCATGGATTTAGCCACAATGGCCTTAAAGGTTTTAGGCCATGAAAAGACCCATCGTAAGAATTTTAAGGTATTAACCGATAAGCCGGCGGGTGTGGCCTACCGGGTAGGTGATCCAACCATGATGAGTGACTACTACACCCCAAAAATTAGTTTAGAAGAAGGCGTTGAACGCGCCATACGCGGAATAATATGATCTAAAATTGGTGACTATGGCTACTAAAAAACCTAGAAAAGCACCTCAGCGTAAGCGGCGCACGCCACGCAAGGCTGAGGCGTTGAACAAATTAGAAAATCATTACATCACATTAAATGAAATGTTTAAAGCGGCCAAAGCCGCCGGGTTCAGCCATGATGTTGCATTTTGGTTAATTACAGAGCCAGGTGCATCAATGCCTGATTGGATCAATCCAGGTAACCAACCCACTGAGATCATTCCCCGAATTGATCCAACAGATGATGAGGATGAAGATTAAGCGCGATAAATCATTTAACGCCAAATACCTTGTAGTCAGTGATTTACAAGTCCCATTTCAATTTACAGAAGCCGTAATTAATCTAAAAAAACTGGTCAATACCTTTAAGTTTGATTTAGTTTTAAATGTTGGTGATGAAATGGATTTTAATACTATTTCTAGGTTTGCAGATGGTAAGGCTGAATCTTTTATGCAAACCCTGGATCAAGATCGGGCTACATGCCAGGATATTCTTTATGATCTAAAAACAGATGTAGTATCAAGATCAAATCATTCAGATAGGTTATACAAGGCCATACAACGCATACCCGGATTGATGGGGTTACCGGAATTACAATATGCAAACTTTATGGGCTTTGATGATCTAGGCATCCATTACGCAAAACAGCCCTATGCAATCCCAGGAACTAACTTTGTCCTATGTCATGGGGATGAAGGGGTCATATCTAATATAGCCGGGCAGACCGCGTTGAACCTTAGTAAACGCTGGGGATTTTCTGTAATTTCGGGACACACCCACAGATTGGGCTACACATGCCATTCAGAAGCCTTTAATGGCCGATTACAGAGGGTTTTAGTAGGTGTTGAGTGTGGTCACACCTGTGATTTGAAGAAGATGAACTACACGCGAGGATACGCCAATTGGCAGGCCGGGGCGGTCATCATCCATATCAAGCGTGGCAATGTAAGCGTAGAGATGATCCCATTCAATGTTGATGGGTCATTTACGGCTATGGGTAAGGCCTTTGGGTGAGGTAGATCACATAACACGCCGTGCTGGGTAATTGCATTTGTCAGCCCCCTAGTGTTTAATTGCATTTGTAAACGCAATTGACCAGGAAGGGTTAATTATGAAAACAGTAGAAGTAAGAAAAATTGTTAAAGATAACAATTTAGGTGTAACTGTTAAGGGTCGCACCAATGGAATGGTTACAGTATCTTATACAGGTAGCGTAAATGACATTAACACTTTAAACCAATTGTTAAATGGTTTTGGTTATGAACTAAAAAAATACGCCACTACTTTTTATGTACAGGCCAAATAATGAAAGTACTAACTGCAACTGATATGCGTTGGTGCGATAAATGCAATATGGAAACATGTTGGTTAAATTGTGCAATATCAATTAGGCCATTAGTTAGTGAATGGCGTTGTGATAGATGTTCACGCGTTGGTGCAAACTAATGAAACTTACAAAGAATCAGTTTGAAGGTTTAACAGAAGCACAAATGGAGTGGGGTACTAACACAGATTGGTTACAACAAAAAGACCGATTTGAAGATTCAATTTGTTGGTCACATCAGTTCATTTATTGGGTAGAAAATTATGCATCAGTTGTATTGGCTACCGAATACCTAAGACAAAACCGTTGGGATTACAGCATTTCTTTTGACAATGCCCTGGGTCAATATTGCTTTACAACTAATTATGCCGGGTCATGGGTGTATGTATGAACGCCGTAGCCTACATTGAAAAGGGTTGGTGGGTATTACCACTAAAGCCACAATCTAAAGAGCCATGCAAGTTTTTGCGGCATGGTTATCTTGATGCAAGTGATGATTTATCAACTATCAAGAAATGGTTTAAAGGCGATGATAATTTAAATATTGGCCTAGCCATTGCCCAATCTAATTTAGTTGTATTGGATTTTGATAAGCGCAATATTGCTTCTAGGACATTATGGGAACAGTATCGCCGGATATGTGTAGCATCTAATACGCACACTGTTAAAACAGATAACGGCTATCACTTTTATTATCTTGCCGAAAAAACAAAGCAATTCAAAGGCAAGTTAATACCAGGCATAGATATTAAACATAAAGGTTATGTTGTATTGCCACCTTCTATACATCCAAATGGCAGTATTTATCAGGTAGTTAATGATGTTGATCCGGTTGATTTACCGGCTGAATTAGAAACGGTGATGGTTTGGAATTAGTTAAGTACGATAAACAAAGCGGTGCTTATGTTGATGAAAAGCGTAAGCATTTTGTAAAGGCTTCTTTAATCCGCAAACACGCTAAAAAAGCAATAGGCGCAAGGCAGGTTAGAGGAAGGCTATCAGCCAAAATGGTTGAAGCGTATTGGTTAGACAAGTTCAAGGAAGCGGTGAAATATGAACTATGAGATATATGGGTGGTTGGTAACAATTACCTTGTTTACACTGGTAGCACTATTAATTGGTGTTACATGGATTGTGGCCGTTGAGAATGGCTATGACAAAGGGTTTAAGAGTGGTTACAAGCGCGGTACTACCGACACAAAGCAAACTAATGTAAAGGTAGAAAAATTTACCGTTAGAACTCACCCATCAATGCGCCAAAAGATGCTTGAAGCCGACAATGAATATTTAATGGAAAAGGTTGTAAGTCTTTGGGATAAGGAAAACAGATAATGAATATGAATGATTATGTTGATGTTGCTGAACGCATAGCCCAACTAAAAGAAGCCTATCCTGAAGCATCATTGCAACCTTATGATCCTAGTAAGCCTTATGAGATTGTGCAGGTTGAGGGTAAAACCTATGTGGTTTATACAGCCGCTTGTTACCGTGATCCTCATGATGTAAGACCAGGGGTTGCAGTTGCTTGGGAACAAATACCAGGTAAGGGAATGACAGCCGGGTCAGAACTTATGATATGTGAAACAAGCGCATGGGGGCGAGCGATTGTCGCGGCCATGAAAACTGCTACAAAGCGCGTGGCATCTAAACAAGAAGTGATGGCGGCTAAAGCCCGGCAATCTTGGGCAGTAACCCCTACTGATTCTTTAGATTCAGATTTATTATCTAGGCCATCTGAACCCATACCCCCTACAAAGGCAATCTATGGTCAGCCTGGTAGCAAGTCGGCATTAATGGAAAGAATTATGCGCCATCAGTTTGTAGAGGAAAAAAAGTATGATGAGAATCCAGCACCTATGAGTGTTGAACAGGTAGTTGATGCATTGGCCACTGATGTACCAGCGGTGCAACATTGCGTACATGGTGAGATGCAACTTAAAACAGGTATATCAAAGGGGCGGGGAACACCGTTTTATGGGTATGTGTGTGGCAGGGGTTGTGATGCTAAATGGGCAACCATGAGTAAGGAAACCGGAAAATGGTATTACCCAGGTGCTAACAATGGGTGATATGGAAATGATTGACCCCACCGGAGTTAGGGCAAGATTTACAGATGATGGCGTTGAAGTAGATATTGTGCCATTTAGTGAATGTTGTGAATTTTGTAATGACCCACGCATGATGAATGTAAACGGCGTGCGTAGGTGCGCCGGATGTGGATGCATCAATCACATTGAGTACAGGGTTCATGAGTAAATTTGACTATCACAAGGCTATGGCTGAAGGTCATGGCTATAACCTGTATGTGGCTGACCTACTGGCCACATTTGGGATTCCAAAGGTAGATGTACCTGAATTTAGCATTGCTACCACCCATGATGAGATTAGAGATAAAACCCTTAATGAAAAGGACATTGTGGTTGATGATCTAATCCTAGAAGTTAAAAGTAGTAGCCGATCATTTACCGATGTGGATGATTTCCCGCATAATCCTTTGATTGTGGACACGGTTTATGGCTTTGATAGCAAAATAATCAAGCCGTTTGCCTATGTAATTATTAGCCAAAAAACCCACAATATCTTTGTTATACCTGTTGCAACAAAGTATGATTGGGGTATCCAGGAATACTATGATGCACAGAGAGATATAACCGAACGCTTTTATATGGTACAAAAGCGACATTGCAGACCCTTTATTGAATTAGTGGATATCCTGTTAGAGAGAGCCCATGAGCGAACCAATCAGATGTAATAAATGTGGTAATTGGATTATGACCGATCAATCTTGCTATATCTGTTACATATTAATGAGAAACCAAAAGAAATTAAGTTAGTGTGAACTAGATCACATCTCACATAGTGAGATTAGTTTAGGAGTTACGCAATGATGATTAGGAATAGTGTGCTAGGCTCACGCCTTAGCATTTGGCGTAAAGGCCAAAAATGCGAGCCCCGAAGGGGATGGCTCGCAAGGTGCTGGCTATTTGGGATAACTCTATGTGTTTTTAACACATTATCCTTTGATAAAGGATTATCTGATTCAAATTACAAACCCACACATTACAAGCAATACATATTATTGACTTTAAACAATATAGAGCAGACTTATTGTCTAATTGATCTTTATCAAAAAGAATCAAACTTTAACCCTAAAGCCCAAAATGGTAGTCATTATGGAATACCCCAAGGTAGGTCTAAGTATCTCGCTACTGTTAATGGACTTAAACAAATTGAGTGGGGGAAAAAATATATTGGTAATCGGTATGGCTGGGTAGATAAGGCTAATAATGTCCCTGATGCATGTGCCGCATGGGAACATTTTAAAAAGAAAAAATGGCATTAGTGTCTGATTGTCAGCATGTGTATAAAATCCTGGGTGGATCATTGTGTCATTACTGTGGATTGCCTACACATGAAGTAGATTGGGCTTACCAAAACAGGTTAAAAGAGCAGTGGCATATAGATAATCCAAATGCTCAATATGAAGGGTGGATGTCCATTTGAAGGATACAGA